CCTTGATATGAGCCTTGGTAAACTTGTGGCTCGAATTCTCTTGGCCATCAGTCAGAATCGCGACTGATGGGTTTGAAGACGCCTTCCAGTCCTTGATGAGACGCCCAATGGCGTCCAGAAGAGCAGTCGAGCCGCGAGGCTTGTACGTCTCGCGAGAGAGAGACGTGACATCGCCAATATTGGTACGCTCGTAGGTCAGCTGGTACTCGTGGTCAAACTGGATCAGGGTCAGGGTTCCACCCGTAGCCTTCTGCTCATTCAAAAACGCGTTGAATCCACCGATCGTGTCGTCCCAGCAGGACTCCATAGAACCAGAGCAGTCGAGGAGGAACACCCTATCGATGCATCGAGAGGGGCCCGGACGGTCCATTGTGACGGTGCTTACTTTGATAATGAACGGGGTCTGGCTTTAACTCGGGTGACTCGCTTTGCTTTTGTTGGTGTTCTCAGCCGATGAGACTCTGGCGTCCGCATGACACTTTTTTGTGTCGCCTCGAGGAGCAATTTCATCCATCGAGGCATCTTATTGTTCCCGTACCCTTTGGGGCCATAGTTGGGAGAGTTGACCATTAATTTCAACTTAGAAATAAAATCTCCAGAAGACCTAGAAGTCTTACTTCTGATGGTCGGGGTCGGGGTTCTCGCGAACCTCCTCCACACACATAAACCTGAAGATACCTTTTACGTTTACGAACTGGGCATTCTAGAACGGGCGTACAAAGAATGGACGCGGGTATTCCCGACCATCCGTCCATTCTACGCCGTCAAATGTAATCCGGATCCAAGAATCGTAGAAACCCTCGCGAACTTGGGTTCTTCGTTCGACTGCGCAAGTCCCGCCGAGATTGATCTCGTGTTAGGAATGGGCGTCGAGCAAGAACGGATCATCTACGCGAATCCGTGCAAACGCCGTCAGGAGATTGCACATGCGAAAAATTTAAATATCAAATTGACAACCTTCGATTCAGACTGTGAATTGGAAAAACTGGCGGAGGGGGGATGGCACCAGGTCGTCCTCCGTATCCGGGCCGACGACCCAGAGGCTCGTTGCAATTTAGGAATAAAATATGGAGCCGAAAAACATGAATGGTCAGACCTCATGGCCCGGTGTCAGACCCTAGGTTTGGAACTGGTTGGAATTTCCTTTCATGTGGGATCAATGGCCAAGAACCCATCTGCATTTAAGAATGGAATTATGTTGGCCATGGAGGCTGCTGAGCTTTCCAAGAATTTCAATTTTGATCCAAAATTAATAGACATCGGTGGGGGATTTTCATCCACAAATGTGTTTGACCTTGGTCCTGTACCTGAACAAATTAATGAAACTATTTCCAATTTAGATCCAAAATATATTTTCATAGCCGAGCCGGGAAGGTACATGGTCGAGCACATGGCCACCCTCGTGACACCGGTCATGGGGGTCAAAGGGGGAGGGGTTACAATTTCAGAGTCCCTTTATGGGGCTTTCAACTGTGTACTTTTCGACCATGCCGAACCCTTACCAGGATTTTTCATTGACCAATTTGGAAACAAAATTGAAGAAGACCAAGTCCCAAGAATTTTGTTTGGTTCGACATGTGATGGGGGTGACTTAATTTCAAAACAAATTCAACTTCCAAAAAATCTGAAAGAGGGTGACTGGATCGTGTGGCCCCGCATGGGTGCTTACACGTCAGCAGCCACGACCCGTTTCAACGGTATACCATTCAACGAGAGGCCAATAATTGTAATGTGCTAGACCCATAACCACCCATGATCGCCACGACGTTCGTCATCACAGAGTCTGCAGTCCATCTGAGCCCCCTACAGGTTGGGGAATTCCATGCAAAAATTGAAGTCCAAAAACCAGCACACTGTGTGAAATAGGCGTACTCCGCCGCCCATCTCACAAAGTGCGAACCGACGATGATTCCAAGAGCCTTTGCCCACGTCTTCATTACTTAAGGAGCTACACGCCCCTTTAAACAATGTATAACGAAGAGGTCAAAGGTCTAGTGATCTTTACAGGGATTGTAGCCATGTACACTTTTGTCCTCTTTGGGTGCCTCGAACGGCGCCTAAAGAAGGTGGCTCGAGCTGTGAAAAAGGCCGAGGAGGATTCCAAGTACGTCAATTAAGGAGCACGGGCGCCTATAAATCAAATGTTCGGCACTTCGAACGCACAGGAGCTCAAGGCTCTTTCATACAAGTGCGTCTTTGACAAGAAGAGCCCCACGTCCGGGCGCGTCGGGGCCGCCATCATCTACGCGATTGTCCGCGCGGGTCGACTGGTGGTTCCCTGTTAAGGTTTCAGCGGACATTAAGATTAACTAGGATGGACGAACTTATTAGTAAAAACTTTGGATCCGGTGAAAGCATTTGGAACCCTAAATGCTTTGACCGATTGTATACGATTCGCGAAGGCGCGAAGGTCATGGCCTTGTGTACCCTTCAGAAATGGGGTCGGGACAGGTGGATCCTCGGGGATCTATGCGTCGCTGAGAAACGCAAGGGACTAGGAACCCAACTCGTCAAAAAGGTTCTCTCAAAAGTCAAAGAACCTATTTGGGTCGATGCGAATGAAGAATCGAATGGAATCTTCGCCAAGGATCCAAGGTGGAAACGAACTGACGAGAGTCCTTGGTTGCCTGCGGGGACGGCGTGGATGTTAAAGATACAGTGACCGTAGAGTGTAAGTGAACATGGGAATCCAAGCCTCTATGATTTACCGACCAGTCGTCACCGACGCGCACATCGAGAACGCTCTGAGAATTGCCCAGACCAAGCCGAAAAACACGGGCGAGTACGTACGATATCAGTCAAAGGCTGTTCGTCTCGTCAACTACAAAGTGCGTCAGAACCGAGAGGTAGTCGAGGCAAAGGATATCGAGGAGATACTTGATTCCATGTACCCCGGTGGGTCTTGGCGGGTGTGAGTCAGTAAATTCTCTCGTCATATTATAAATGTTCAAGGGCGTGGCGCAACTCCTAGGCATTCTGCTCATAGTGAATGTAATCTTCAGCGCGTTCCTTTATTCATGGGTCACGGACGATGACATTACAAACCTGCCAAAGAAGCCCAGCGAACGGTTTATGGCAATCTTTTATTACACCGTGACGACGTCAACATCGACAGGCTACGGTGATATCGTACCGAAGAGTACGCGTGCTCGTGTAGCATCCATGGCTCTCCAGCTTATCATGTTCTCTCTTGTTGTAAAGCGCATTCTGGAGAAGTGATAAGTGATCGCATTCTTTTATTCAAAAAAGGTTTAACAATGATTATGACAAGCTCCACGATGGGGGAAGGGTTTGTGATGATGATCTTTCTGAGGCGTTCTGAATATTTTGATGATATGAGGTGAGCTAGGCTCGTTGCGACGCCAACCTCGAACATGTGTTTGGCAGAAAATCCTTTAGCATCAAAAATCCATATCCAGTCACCTGATATTTGTGAAAGACTATTGTCGTAATGAAACAAGATACCGTCGCGATCCCAGTATCGAGTCGCCTCGGCTGGTTTCGTATACATTACTACGGTATCGTCTTTCAGGTTTTCAAGTCGTTTCAGTGAATGACTCGTCGGGTCAAGTGCACATATCGGGCACTCCATTATTTTGTTGCACATAATATAATGAACGGAATTGTACATCAGACCGTAAACCTGAGTATTATAGCACAGGCGCTATCAGGGCTGTATACTGTACAAGTCATAAACGTTCCCGAACCGAAATTACTAGCAGATGTTGTTCGCCTCGAACTTCTCGTGACTGCTATACAATTTACATTCTATGCAGCTGTCATCCGCAATCACTCCATAGAGACTATGGCAACAACGCGATATTACGACTGGGCAATCACGACTCCCTTGATGCTCATAAGTCTGTCGTCGTATTTGATTTACAAAAGAGGAGAAATGGCACAGAGTGGAATACTCGACGTTATTCAAAAATATAAATCACAGGTGATACGGATCGTTATATTCAACGCAATCATGCTTCTGGCGGGTTACTTGGGGGAGACTGGAGTTATATCACGTGAATATGCATTAGTTATAGGTTCAGTCGCTTTCATAGCTGCATTCAGGGTAATATATAAAGAAATGGGAGGGGCCGGAAGCAGTCTTTTCAACATTGTAGCTGTGGTATGGGGCTTGTACGCAGTGGCATATATGTTACCGAATGTCCAGAAGAATGTAATGTATAACGGACTTGATCTTGTGTCTAAAAACCTTTTCGCAATTATACTCACAAATGAAATTAAAAAATACAACAAGTGATTAAAGCATATAAACCCATAAAATCTATATGGAACGGATATTCATAAAATACTGCATAGGCGCATATACTTATGGAACGATGAGAACCATTGCCTACGCACCCCCTCTTAAAAAGGCCGAGTACGTGACCGAACGTATTGGATGCATATTGGTTTATACACTTTCATCACCATTTATGGCTCCAGGGTATCTTTTCAAAGATCTCAGAAACTTTGAACACGTCGTGCGCAAGATGCCCGGACCCATCGACCGTAGTCCGTGGTCTTAGAGACTGTGACCTCTTGAACCCTAAATGACGACCAACGTATATGCCCTAAAACTTGCGGGTGGTAAATATTATATAGGCAAGTCTGATAACTTAGATAAGCGCCTCGAGAGCCACTTTGCCGGTTCTGGAGCCGCATGGACACGGGAACACCCGCCTATTAAAGTTGTGGAAACACGTGAGAACGTTTCACGATTCGAAGAGGATAAGATGACCAAGGAATATATGGAAAAATATGGAATTGATAATGTCCGTGGCGGTGCATATACGCAAGTCGAGTTGCCGGACGAATCCAGGGAGTCTCTACAACGTGAAATACGAGGCGCCAGTGACGTGTGTTTCAAATGTAATCGTCATGGGCACTGGGCGAGTCAATGCTATGCACGCACCTTAGAGGTGTGGGGGTGTAATTATTGTGAATCTGAATTTGATACGAAGCAACAAGCCGAACGGCACGAACGTTCGTGCGGATCGCGTAGGCGCCCAAGTGGCGGCGGAAATTGTTACAGGTGTGGAAGATCGGGTCACTGGGCGAATCAGTGTTACGCACGTATTTAGAGACTGGGACCTCCTAAACCCTAAATGAGCTCCATGTCCGCCCTCTGCAAGGTTTGCATGTACTACAACTCGTCTGACAAGACGTGCGTGCGCTCCGTAGTCGCGGTGAGTCAGGGCAAGATTCATCACAACTACGCCAAGTTTGTCCGTCTCGACAAGGATCAGTGCGGCCCACAAGGCAAGTGGTACGTAGAGATCATGGGGAAGGACGGCCTTTCGAAGAAGTCTCCGATCGAAGAGCTCTTCGAGTCTTTTGATATTTGATTTACTTAAAAATACTATTATGGAGTGCCTCGCGGTACGCCACCACTAGCTCATCGTGCTCTCCGTTCATACCCTTGAACCGAAAGCTCGAATCTAAATTCTCTAGGATCGCGCGATCCTGCTCGACGATCGCCTTGCCCATGAGTATGAAGAGCGCGGAAGGGACGCCAAAGTTCTGACTGAACCCTACGAACATTTTGGTCGTGAATTCGTCGATCGGGCACAGCGTCACGTACGTCATGAGTACCTTGTCCCCATGAACGACCACGTCGCTCCACGTAGTGTACGGGAGAACAAACGCGTGGAAGTTGTGCGTCGTCGAGAGCCCGAACAGCTTGGTCGACAGTGCTTTGCGGTTCGGCACGTAGTCAAACTCGATGGTGTGCCCTTTGTGTACGACGTTCGTGGGTTTTTCACCGGCTGTCCCGAAACCAAGGGGATTCGCGTGGACCCATGAGGCGTGACACGGGTCGATTCCGTTCTCTATGATCATCTGGGCGGATTGCTTGATGGTGGCCTCGAACCACGTTGTGCTGAACCCAGGTTCGGTCACGTGTGGCACCTCGGGCGGGTCGGGCCCGTCTAGACCCTTGGGGCGGACCCACAAAAGGCCATACTGATCTTTCTTATCAAAATCAATCTGTAGAAGTTCAGCACAATCGTTGCCCCAAGGTTTGCACAGCTTCTTCTCCGTGTATTTCCATCCATGATACGGGCACTCTAATGAGCCGTCCCGGAGCACCTTGCCACCTGATAGTGACGCGCCGCGGTGCCGACACGCGTCCGAAGTGATCTGAACCTCGTGGTTATGATTACGCCACACGACGTAATTGCGATTCGAGAGGGTCACTTTGCGCGGCTGTGTGCCTAGCGTCGACGTGCGCGTCAGAGCGATCCAGCCCTCCATACCTTAGACGGGCGAGATATTTTTATGTTCACCAGTATAAATGGACTTTTACACTTTGATATTCTGGATTGGGTTTCTGACCCTGATCATCATTCACGCGCAGATGCTCAACACGAGCACACGTCACGCGGTCATTTCGATCGTCGCCGCGTCAGCGATGTTTGTCGGCTCCAAGATTGGGAGAGAGTTTTTGGGAATTGGTATTTAAGGCTTTGTTTCACATTGTTAGTAAGAAATGATATTCACTTGGCTAGAAGACGATGAACTTCGCGAAATCGGCTGGTCCGAGGATCACATACGTTCGGGCCTAGTGGGGCAGGTGGCTGCGTTCTTTTTCGTGAAGGACAAGGATGACGTGTATAACGTCCGGCGGCACTTTATGCGCGGTTCGTACGACTGCGAAGAGAACGTGACGTTTCGCGGCGAGGAATGGGCCGCTCTCATCACGACGTGGATTTAAAGGCGTCGAGCGTATGAAATCCAAGTAAAAATGAACAAAGGAAAGAAGTGGACACCCGAAGAGGATGCGCTTCTCCTACGTGAACTGGCCACCACCACTAAAATTGAAGAAATTGCAATTTCGCATGGCCGCACGAACGGAGCCGTGTCGTCACGATCGCGCCGAATTGCATCTGTGTTCTATTGTGATGGTATGTCAATGGACGAAATCATGAAACGATGCAGGTTGATGAAGCAAGTGCTCATCAAGACTCTGCAACGAAGAGGACTGCTTAAAAATGAAAAAGCCTCTAGTTATAACGAAATGGCAACTCCCATCGACCGCCTCGTCAAAGTCAACGAAGCCCTGACGTTTGCGGCGGGAATTCCACAAAACAAATGGGACTATGGGAAGTACAAGGAGATGTATGAGAACAATCTGAAAGAGGGGCGCAAGAGGCTAGATGATCACAAGACGAAAATTTCTGAAATGGAAAACAAATGCCGTCTTCGAGGAGTGGAAGAGGCTGAAATTCAGAAGAGCGTATACCAGTCATTTTCTCACGAGCATATTCAACTTCTGCAGGGGGTCATCTCCGCCAAAAAGACACTGGCTATGATGGATGTGGGGACGGTTGTAGAGCTGACGCGTCAGAAGATCGCGATACTCGAAGAAATCGCGTCCTGTGAGCCTCAGGGTCTCTTCGCATACGTCTAAAATTACCCAAAACTGACAGATACGACCATGGCTGCCACCCTCGCCAAGTTCGCCTCTATCCCCATCAAGTACGCGCCTAAGCGCAAGGTCCTTGAATTCGCCGCGCCTCAGTGGAAGAACAAGCTCGGCGAATTCAGTGATCCGGATGTCCTGAGTTGGATTAACAACCTTTATCAGGCCAAGGCCTTCCCGACCCAAAAAGACTTTAATGCGGCCTACGATCATGCCATCTCACTGGGATTGTGGCCCAGTGAGATGGTCTGTTGGCGGAATAAGACGATGGTTTTGACCAAGGAGGACGTCGACAATTTCGAGGAGGAATTCAACGGCGGGGCGTTTGACGGGTCACAGACTGCCGCGCAGAAGACGCTGACGAAGATGCGGGCCGCGCTGGAGACGGGCGAGAAGGTGATTTACGTTTATTAAGCCTCTTCGTCATCGTGTTGTTCCCTTTCACCTTAACACTGGCCTTGTATCCTTTGTGCTGATAAAAGGCTATGGCATTATTCACGGGGTCCATAATCCGAACTTTACGGACCCCGCGGTTACGCGCATTATTTTCAATTTGATTTAATAAAATTCCTCCAATTCCTCTTCCCGGTTTCGTCCCTATAACATAGAGTTTCATTGTCCCATTCGACTTGTTCCGGCCAAGAATCGCAAATCCTAGGATGGTGCCGTTTTCATTTACGGCGATGTAATTGCGTCCGCGCTTTTTGAAGTAATAATTGAAGTGGCCTCGTTGATTATTAGGATCCATAATATTTTTCACGTACTGGAAGATTGTGTTTTTGACCGAGTTGTTAATGGCCCATTGACCACGTGTACCCTCCACGATCGCATAGTTCATTAATTTAAGTAGAGAATTTAACGCTCACGAGCCCACGCCTTCTCAAGATCCACCAGTTCCTGAAGCTCCTTCTTGTAGCGGTCCGGGTGCGTGATCTGGGCGTACTCAGCCTCGAGCTTCGTGAGAGGTGCACGGAGTTCCGTATGCTCCAGACGCTTTTTGGCCAGTCGCTCTTCGAGAGCCTTGATCTCATCCTCGAGCTTCACGACCGGTCCATGATTGAACGCCTTGATCTCATTGTTCTTCGCCTTTCGCGCATCCTTGTCCACCACACACGCCTTGATTTCAGCGCGCTTCTCAGCCATCCACTCCCCGTGAATCTTCCACTGCTCATCGTCGTCCAGACCTACCCAGCGACCCTTGGCCTCGGCGAACGCCTCCCATGCCTGTGCACGAGCAGCGTCTAGTCCCTGCTCGTCCCGGGCCCAGTCAATCTCACGACGGTGCTCCTCGACCCCCTCATAGATCATATCATAGCTGCAAGGCGGGTAGCCCTCGTAATCCTCTGGCCCCGTCTCAAAGTCGGCGTCTCCACAGCACACAAAGCCATTCTCGTCCTGGTCGATGGAAATTCCCCAACCCATTTCTGGTTGAAAATTAAGCGCCCTTGCGCTTTATTACATGATCAGGCCGCGCCGATGCATGAGAAGCTGTGCGGTGTTCAGAATGTTGGAGCCATGGGTGCCACCGGCTGCCATCCACTTGTTATACATGCCATTGTAGATGTTAACCATCGCGCCACGGTTCGTCTGGCGCCGAAGGTTGTTCAGCTTTGTGCGGAGCATACCCATGATGCGCTCACGGGGACCCACCCGAGTGGCGTTGTTTCCACGCACACGAGCCATCGTCATGCGGTATCCCCGGCCGCGCAGTCCTGTTGAATTATTGTTGGGCGTGTAATACATGTTTTTGAAAGTCTTCTGAATAACCTTGGCTGCTCGACCCCGCCGGCGCGGTGCGTTTCTGGCCACCGCCGCCGTCCGCCAACGACGGGCCAATTCCTGCTTGAGGGCGGCAATCTGGGCCCTGTACATATTTTTGTAAGCGTTGGGCATATTCATCGTAGCGAGAGCCATCTGACGTCCCTCGAGTTCCTCCATCAAGTTCGCATTTGAGCGACCGTTATTCATTTATATTATCTTGGAATAAAATAGATGAAACCCCGTCATATCACTCTCCGACGCGCATGGCCTGAACGGTACTTTACGGGGCTGAGCCGGTCTATGAAATTAAGAAGGGAATTGGAACTCATGAGGAGACGCAAGGCGCCCTACAGCAAGTTGCGCATGGGACGGTCGAACAAGGGTGGGACGAAGCAAAAGTCAAAATGGACTCTATTATTTCACAAAACATATCCAGGTCTGAAGTTTAATAAGGAGGCTATTTCGCGTCGAACGGGAATTAGCCGTTCGACGCTCAACACGGTCTATAACAGAGGCCTCAAGGCGTGGAAGACGGGCGGGAGCCGCCCAGGAGCGACTCCACAGCAATGGGCGGTGGCGAGAACATATAAATATGTCCTCCTCACAAAGGGCAAGGCGCCTCGGGCATGGTACGTGGGGCGCGCAGACCCCGACCAGAACCTGCGGCGCTAGTGACTCTCCAGGTAGCGCAGAGCCCCGTTCGTGTCCTTGGCGTTCAGGAAGGTGCGCAGCCTTGCCATGCGCTCGGTCAAGTTCTTGGCCCCGGACGATTTGAGGTAGTTGTGCCAGTAGGCTTCCGCCCAATTGGCTTGGTAACTGTAAACGACGGCATTGAACTTGGCGTCGTTTGCAATCCGGATAGCCTTGCGCGCGTTGCGAATGTACTCGCGCTGGACGGCGTTCATGGTTGATTTGACATTGTCTGTGATGTACCTAGGGTTCACACGACGCGTTTTTTAGCCCCGGTTCTTCATTATATTACTCATGACTGAATTTAAAGCAGGAGTTGGTAGGTTCGCGAAAGTACCAGTCTTGAAATTTTTGAAGAATAATACACGAGTATGATTATTAAGCGGATTGTTGACGTTTCGGTTGGTATTTTTATTAAACCCTAACTTATTCATTATATAGGCGCTTACCGGCTGCTTAAGTGTACCGGCTAGAGCTGCCGCCTTGTTTTGATTGGTCAGGAATGAGGATGATTGCGTCACGGCCACGGCGCCTAGTTTTTTGGACGCGGCGCAAAAAAAAGCGCGAATAATTGTGCCATACCCAGGGCCGTTATTCGTAGGTCTAAGGTTACCACTTTTGGAGTATCTATTCTCGGTGCGGCCGAGTGAAATTTTTGTCGTGAAGAAAAATTTATCGGCGCTGTGCATACTGATCGCACAATTGAGTTCGGCGATGGTGTTTCCATTGGCACGATCGATGAATTTTATAATAAAATCATACTTGGAATTATCAGACCCGGGTATACACTGGACCTCGACATTGCGTTTCTGAAGAATAGGAGCCTTCCCGTATGATACGATCAACTCGCAAAACTTCGTCACCAGAACAGCACGCACCATTCTACTAGGAACCATTGATCCATAGTTTTTGTTATTCACGAGGCTAATCATTCTACCGAGGTTCTTGGTGTTATATGCCGTCTTCAAGTTTTTCTTGAAATTTTCCATTATTGTTGTGGTATATTTTTTTTAAGAGTCCTCTCGGCGTCCCGTGAAATATTCCTGAAGTTCCTTGGCCAGTCTTAGACCCCGTCGGGTCAGACACGTCACTCCTGAATTTGAAACTGAAATATCTAGGCACGGGTCAAAACTATTTTTGGTCAAAATTTCCCAACGTTCTTTGTAACGGCGGTCCTCGAAGCGCCCGTGCCAATGGTGAAGTATAGTACCAGGAACATATGAAACCTCGAGGCCTTTACAGGCTCTCTGATAATCGTTTAATAGGTTCAAATAGTTTGGACTTATGTTACCGGGTGCAGAGTCCTTGACGCGCCCGATCCACGCGAGTGCCATGTGTCGGTCACCCGAGCCCAGAATCGCCCAGTCGACGAGGCCGTTCATCTGCTCAAACGCCTTGCGTGTACAGGCCCAAGCGTAACCAGGGTGCCAGAATCCGTACTTGTCCGTTTTCGTGTAAGGCGTCCCACTGTCCCTGTGCATGTACCCGAACCCCCTGTCAATCTTGAGGGACTCTCCGGTGGGTCCGAGGTTCACGGCCGTTTGGAATAGCTGGACGATGTCATAGGACTCGAGTTCAGTGACGGTATCCTTGACCCAATTTACGTTCAAAAATGTAAGATCCGCGTCGACCCACGCCATGTACTTCCAGTTGTCCGGGAATTCGGTGACGGCCCTATTCACCAGGTTTTCTTTTATCCAGATCTGGTCTGGAGTTTGTAGCTTCAAATGACGCCACACGGGCAGGGCTGGGAGGGGGGCGGGTCCCAGAGCCTCTGCTATGACGATCCTGATACCTCTCGTCTTTGAAATTCTGTTTACAAATTCAAGAAATAATTGCCGTCTTCGCCTGAATCCACAAAAGTTGAAATAAGGCAAGACGACATACAAGGGGTCTTGGGTGTTGCGCGTAAAGCACGACATTCTATATTTAATTCACTTAATTATTTCGTCTCGTGTCTATCCATGAGAAAGTCGGCAGTATCAAGAAACATGCACAATTCCCATATAGATCCGATAGTAGGGCACCATGTGTTGGACTCTTCACCAAAATGGATCGGGTGCCAATTTGGCAAAAATTTCGCCGTCACCAAGTTCTTCATACAATCGTCGACGAAAACGTGGGTTTGCACCCTTGAAAAGTTGGCGTAGGCCCGAGCCTCTGGCTTGATGTGAGATGTTATGAGATTGTCGCCCGGACAGCGAAGGCAAACCTCGTCACTTATCGCCCGTGCGACCCGACCGCCCCAAACGGCCGGTGCGTTCGTGAAGAGGGTCACGTTCCAGCCCTTCTTTGTGAATTCAGAAATCTCCTTAGCCTCGAGTTGGAATTCAGTACCGTAAATAACTTCGGCCAAATGCTCCAAGACGCGCTTATCATACACCTTTTCGTTAAAATCACTCGCATCAATCTGAAAAGACTTCTGGAGCCCCCGAGCCGTGTGGCCGTGCGTCATGTACAGTACGCGGTTGACGTCGCGGGGGTTCTTGGCCTCTGGAAGCTTCGAGGCTACGTACCTTACACAGTTTTCTTGAACATGTGCGAGAAGGAGCTTGTCGCGCACGAGGACTCCGTCGATGTCTAGTATAAGGGACTTTATGGCCATCTTATTATTCAAACAGGTTAATTCTCTATATAAAGGCGTGTATCGTTGGATGTGTACAATGGCACTCAATGTCACTAAGCTGGTACCTCATGCAATTCTGCCTACGCGCTCAACCCCAGGTGCCGTTGGGTATGATCTGTTCAGCATTGACAATTACGTCGTACTCCCTGGCCGGCGCGTGGTCGTCTCGACCGGTATCACCGTCAATCTCCCGCCAGGAACTTATGGACGTATTGCACCTCGTAGTGGACTGGCCGTAAAGCACGGTCTGGACACGTTGGCGGGTGTGATCGACCCTGACTACACGGGCGAGGTCAAGGTGGTCCTGCAGAATCTGGACGTCAATCAGCCATTCGTAATTCGTCCAGGTTACCGTATCGCCCAGCTGATTCTGGAGAAGTGCGTGACGCCCGAGGTTATTGAGGTGCCGGGCGAGTGCACGGGCCTCGTCACGGAGCGCGGCGCGGCGGGTTTCGGCTCGACTGGAATTTAAATCTAGACAAAAATTAGAACATGAATTTTGTGACCTATATTATTCTTGGGGTCCTCGGGGTTTTCATAGCCGCCACTATACTACAAAACGTCATGCAAACTGACTTTTTCAGGTACGGAGGGTCAAACAAATTGATTCTCTTTTTAACACGGGATATATCCCAAGAGGGTAGCAAGTATGGGCCGCGCGTTTTTACGTTTTGGAACCTTTCGCACATTCTTTATTTTGCACTAGGATCGTACCTTTTTCCAGATAAAAGACTTTTACTGTGGATGCTGGGCCTCGCGTGGGAGATTGGTGAAAGTTTTACAGGGGTCATGAACCCTCTGGATATTTTATGGAACAGTATAGGTATTTTAATCGGTGCTGTACTTAGAAACATACAGCCCTAAACTCACAAGTTATGGCCACCTTCCAAGCCGTCGCATGGGACGGTCAGGATCAGGATGACCAATTTACGATCAGAATTTTTGGTCGTGCCGAGGACGGCAAATCCGTCTCCCTCGGGACGAAATTTAACCCGTACTGTTTTGTCAAAACGGAAAAGGATCTCAAGAGCTTCATCAAGAGCACCTTTTGGAGGGGTCTTGCGTCGTGTGAGGTTCACCGTGGCAAGGATCTCTGGGGGTTCCAGAACGGTGAGCTTTCGCGCTTTTTGAAGGTGGAATTCAAGACGCATAGAGCCCTCCGGAGTTTCGCCTATTGTGTGGACAACAACAAACATCCCGAACTCGCAGGATGCAAAATGTACGAGTCAAACATCGACCCAGTCCTTCGATTCATGCACGTGTCTGGGTGTACATCGACCGGATGGATCGACCCTGGACTTTGCGAACCGGACGCCGAGTCAACATGCGAGGTGAATCTGTGGGCACCAAACTGGCGCTTCATCACCCCCTTGTCCCGGGACGACTTTGCGCCTCTTCGAATCATGTCGTTCGACATTGAGTGTTACTCGAGTACTGGAGCGTTTCCGGACCCCAAGAACCCTCGCGACATCGTGTTTCAGATTGGCATGACGACCAAGGAGTTTGGAAAAGAGGGCTTTTTGGACCGCAAGTGTTTGTGCCTCAAACAGACGGCTGGTGCTGACGTGGAGAGTTTCGAGACCGAAAAAGAGCTTTTGGTCGCCTTCCAAAAGTACCTAATCAAAATTGATCCCGACATCATCACGGGATGGAACATCTTCGGGTTCGACTTGGAGTTTCTCATCATCCGCGCGACGATTCACTGCGGTCTGAGCCCCGTGTGGGGCCGTATCCGTGGGGAGGTGGCGGCGCTCGTCGAGAAGAATCTTAGTTCGAGCGCCCTCGGAAACAACGAGCTCAAGATGGTGCCCATGAAAGGCCGCTACGTTTTTGATCTCTTTCAGGATGTTAAGCGTGAGCACAAGCTGGAGAGCTACTCTTTGAATAATGTCTCGAAGCACTTTCTGAATGATCAAAAGAACGATATGCCGGTCAAAGAGATTTTCAGACGGTACAGGGATGGGGACCCTGCCGAGCTCGGGGAGGTGGCCCAGTACTGTATCAAGGATACGGAGCTACCACATTCGCTCATGGAGAAACTCTGCCAGATTCAGAATCAGGTTGAGATGGCCAAGGCGTGTTGGGTTCCTTTGGCGTTTTTGAGTGAGCGAGGGCAACAAATCAAGGTGTTTTCACAGATGGCCAAGAAAGCCCGGGAGCTTAATTTCATCATTCCGACGTTCCGCAGACCAACTGGACCAACAGACGATCAGTATCAAGGCGCGACGGTTCTGGAAGCGCAGACTGGTGCATACTATGGCCCCATCACGGCACTGGATTTCGCGAGTCTGTACCCTAGCATCATGTGCGCCGAGAATCTGTGTTATTCGACGCTCGTCATGAATTCCCGGTACGACAACTTGCCAGGCGTCACGTACGAGCAGTTCGGGCCGCACAGGTTCGCCCAAGGCGTGGATTCCCTGCTCCCAGTCATCTTGACGGACCTCAAGGCGTTTCGCAAAAAGGCCAAAAGACTCATGGCTGCGGCGGAAGGGACACCGATGGAGGCGGTCTACAACGGTCAGCAATTGGCCTACAAGATCAGTATGAACAGCATCTACGGATTTACGGGCGCATCGAAGGGCATGCTTCCGTGTGTCGCCATCGCGAGTACCGTTACGATGCGAGGACGCCAAATGATCGAGGAGACGAAGAATTACGTCGAGAAGCACTTTCCGGGCGCAAAGGTTCGGTACGGGGACACGGACTCTGTTATGGTCGAGTTTGACGTCCAGGGACGCAAGGGTCAAGAGGCGATCGACTACTCGTGGGAGCAGGGTGAACAGGCCGCAGAGCAATGCACGAAGCTGTTCAAGGCTCCGAACGACCTCGAGCTCGAGAAGGTTTACTGCCCGTACTTTCTGTACTCGAAGAAGCGCTACGCCGCCAAGATGTACGAAAAGGGGCGTGATGGGACGGTCGCCTTCAAAAAGATTGATATCAAGGGTCTGCAGGTTGTCAGACGTGACAGTTGTCCCTTCGTCCGCGAGACCCTAAAAAAGCTTCTGGAGATGGTGCTCGAGTCGAGTGACCCGAACCCGGTCATCACGACGGCACGGGAGGCGGCCAAGGACTTGATTCAGGGTAATGTGCCGATCGAGAAGCTGCTGATGAGTAAGCAGTTGGCGTCCGAGTACAAGGTGCCGATGCCTCACGTGACGGTCCGTGATAAGATCAAGGCGCGGGCACCAGGTTCGGAGCCTCAACAAGGCGATCGCGTCTCTTTTGTGATTGTCAAGGGGGATGGGAGAATGTATGAAAAGGCGGAGGATCCTGCGTGGGTCCGTGAGAAGAATGTACCGCTCGATTTCCAGTACTATTTCACGAACCAGTTCAAAAAGCCGGTACAGGATCTCCTCGAACCTCTCGTCAGTGCCGACCTTATTTTCGATCGAAAATTCATGGCCAAGACGGAGAGCACCACAGAGGTGGCGGCTCGCAAGGCGTTCCTGTCCATGTTTTCCAAGAAGGTGGCATAAACAATTCGCTCCCAAAATTAGTAAGTACATGGAGCAACAGATCCTTCAACTCATTGAAGAGGAGGTTTCTCGCAGGGTCGGACTTCAAATATCCGAGACCCTCAAGGTGATTTCAAAAGCCTATGATTTACCTATTGAACAGTTGGTCAAGGACACGGCCGGTATCGAATGTTCTTTCTGCAAGGGAATTCTAAAGAACAAGAAGAGGTGTCTAAAAGTTCCCAAAGAGAACGGCTATTGTGGGTTTCATCAATCCCAAGTCCCCCCACCTCCTGCTAAACTCGTAGAGAGGGTCAAAGCTCCATGGGAGACTTAGAGATTTTAGACTCAAAAATGTCAATGAGTAAGTCGGATCTTCTTCTGACCAGCCTCTCCAAATTTTTTGATGTACCAGAGAATCGTGAAAAGCTTCAAGATATTCTGGGGCACCGCAGGGGAATCTCCCTCCGCAAACTCGAGTGGTTCGTGACCAACTATGCCAAAAACAATCACGTGACGTACACCACGCCCACGGGGAAGATGTTCACGGTCCACGTAGCCTACAAGTCCAGTCTGGACGGATACAGCAAGAAGCTGTTTGACCCATTTTGTCGTACGGAGCGCGTCGAGTTCCAGGGGTTCACGACGACGTGCGCCCAACTGAATTTTCTCCGGTGGTGCGTACAGAACGGCATCATCGAATACCTCGAGAAGGTTCCTATCAAACATAGGGAAGACGAGCAAAGCCGTTTTGAAACTCCAGAAGAGTGTAGCCATAGTAAAACATATACAAATTATACCCCTGAGAAATCTGCGTTGCATAGCTCGGGTTGAAGACGAGCGTCAGAGTCGTCGTCTGTGAATTGAGCTTTGAAAAATTGAGGTACCCACCCTGATTGTATTCCTTGGGGGTGAGCCCAAACGAATAACTATAAATACTTTTTGAAGGAATTGAAAGTCCGTGTTCCATAGGCTGTTTGAAAGTGTAATACAACGACCCCTGGAACGTGCTCAGAATATCAACGTTGTTAAGTGTAATTTTAGCAGTATCAATAACGTCTATGTAGTTGGAGACGCCCGAAGGGAAGTTCAATTGAATTCCAGTCTGGATATATTGCGTCGTGTAGCCATAATTGTAGCGTGAGTCTGAATAAAGACCTGAAGAAACGTCTTCGTAATTTTTGTTCCTAAAGAACCACGCAAGGGTCTGGACGGGAAAGGAAGCTGTAAGCTGGAGTTGAGGGTTACCAGCCGAAAACGTCAGGGTCGACTCCTTCTTGACGCGGTTCACGATGTACTTGAGTGGCGTGTTAGTGTAGTACAGCTTTTCTGCATTTTCAAGCAAAATTTCTTCAGTCACGAGCTTGGGTAGCACCAAGTCGGTGGTGTGGGGTGCGGCCACGTTGCACCACCACGTGTTGGGTTGGAAGGTGAAGCGCACGTACAGACGCTGGTTCCACATTGCGCAAAGAGGGAAGTAAGGGCGGCGGAGGCGCTCGTCGTCCTGGGCGTTGTGACTCTTGCGGCGGCAGAAGAAGAACTCGAGAGGGATGATGTAATCTGTATCCACCTGGGAGTTGATATTCGATCCTCCGACCGCTTGGAACATGCCCGTTTGCTCGTCCGCGTCAAGGAACATCTGGTCACGAATGATGTACCAGTCGTCATAGAGAGTCTCGATGACCGTCTCATTCACGAGGAGATCCACTTGCTTTATCAGAGCGCGGCCAATCTGGGATGTATACTGTGAGCCAATAGACAGAGCAGGCATCGTCACCTTCAGGTACATGTTCGACAATAAATGCCCGAGCTCAGTAGGCAAAAGCTCGAGCTGAATCGTCTGGTTCTGGTACGAAGGGTTGGGAGGGGGGAAAGGAATGACGCGCTGGTACATGACGGAGTTGGTGTGTCTCTTGAAATCAGGGTTCCACTGAGACTTTGTGAAATCCTCGAGGAGGAGGTGATCCTCTTGTGGGCCTATTGCGTGAAGAGCCGTCACAGACCCTGCACTGAAGCCCCTCCCTGTCACGTCACTCAATGGCCCAGTCTCCATATTTTCATATTTAAATCCAGTATTGAGATCCCGAAGCGGTACCGTTGTTGTTCCACCTCTCACACTTTGATTAATTTCAATCTGAAATTTCTGAAGTCCTGCTGCCATGCTCTTGTCGAAATTCGTGAAATTGGCAGGGACGAAGGTGCTCAAGAATCCTGGTTCTTTGACGGTGCCAGATGTGTAGACCTTTCTGGATGTATTCTCTGGGATGCTACCGTCAATGGGGGCGAATATAGCGAACATCTCACGGGTAGGCACAAGTGTATTATTAACCCAATTCTGATAAGTCACATCGGTGTATGAAACGACACGGCATGGACCCTCGAACCCATTCAGATCTTCCACCGTCCATCCGACTCCAAAACCCGCGGGGGGATCTGCACTAAATATGTACTTTGTGACGTTCCGCGAGACCTCATAGTATCCCGTGATCGTCCCTTTGCGCTTCATAGACTTGTATTCAATCTGGCCAGGTGGATAAAGAGTAGCACCCGTGACGGTCTGATATGGAGATACTGCCTGTTCCGTATCTGATTGAATGTTAAATGACCAGATATAAGACTCTGACGTGGTGGCTGATATTTTGGCCACCCGGGATTCCATTGTCATGTTCGTATCCACTGGAAGAGTCACTTTAAGCTGTCCAGAAAGTCCCGTAACACCCGTGGCGACCCAATCGTCGATCAGGGTCGCCCTGTTTAAATTATTAGTGGTTACGTAAAACGTCACATAGTTATTGCCCGTCAATAAATAGAAACCGTTAATTTCAATTGGGGTTAAGACGATATTCACGCCTTGAATGGTGCCGGAGGCGGTGACGGGGGGTGGGACGGGTTGAGGGATGAGTTCAGGGATTTCCTTCTCGAAGAAGTTCACAATGTCTTTTTGAATTTTGCGTTCAAAATTGAGGACATTCTCAAAAGCCTGGGGGACCTTGTTTTTGAAAAAGTCGAGCACAGGCGCCTGTGCTTTGCGCTCAAGGTCTAGCACGTTGTCAAAGGCTTGCTTGGCCATATCTAAATTTCACTGAGGTTATTTTTCCACAACTGCACCACACTCGTAGCCTTGAGCTTGGCGTGTTCCTCTCGCTTGGCTGTGCATAGTGCCTCGAGTTTTGCCACCTCCTCCTTTGTGTACTGGTACGTCTTGATGTCCATGAGCTTGGGCCACAGAGCCTCGTCGTACTTTTCCCGCCGAAGTTGGGCATGGATCTGCTCAAGAGGCGTGTTGAACACATGCAGCTTTGGAGTCACCGCCACGTCCCGAATGAATCGCGACTTTTCCGAGAGCCAATTCACCTCCGTCTCAATCTGCTTGAGTTGCCACGCTTTGCGCTTCTTGTACACGCCTAACCGCACCTCCAGATAATCCACGAGGATCTCCTCAGGGCTGTTGTACTTTTTGACCGCTCCGTTAGGGCCAATCAGGTGCATGTTCGAGGTGTGAATGGTCTTGGTCATCCCGAGCTCTTTGATCGGATCGTCACCCCCAAAGCCCCAGATGCGAAAGTCGGGCGCCGTCTCCGTCGAGTGATTCTCGAACTTCTGAATGGTGCCCTTTTCAAGCAGTGCATCTAGGTGCTCCTTGAAGTCCTGGATCCACACACCAGGTGGGAGCTCGGTCACGTGCAGCTGCGTCCCCTCATTTGCCACCACACCATGCAGGACCCACGTGTGATCCTTCGTTTTGACCACCTTCCCCTTGAATCCCTTGAAGTGAGGGACCATAGGGACCATAGCCACCTGATTGATTGCACACTGAATATTGTGCTTTACGATCTCAATGTCGTACGGCGGTACATAGCAGCTGAATCCGGTACCGATACCCTCCGCGCCGTTCACCAGAATCATCGGCACAATGGGGGCGTAAAACTCCGGCTCCACCTGCTGCCCGTCATCCATCACGTATTTCAGAACAGAATTGTCGGCCTGGTCAAAGATCCGTCGAGTCAGAGGACTTAGACGCGTGAAAATGTAACGGGAGCTAGCCGCATCCTTGCCACCTGCTAGGCGCGTTCCAAACTGCCCAGAGGGCTCGAGGAGGTTGAGGTTGTTGGCGCCCACGAAATTTTGAGCCAAATTCACAATCGTACCCTGCAGACTCGCCTCGCCGTGATGGTACGCCGTCTGCTCGGCGATGTACCCGGCCAACTGCGCCACCTTCATGTCTGACGTCAGGTTTTTCTTCAGACAGGCGTAGATGACCTTGCGCTGACTCGGCTTGAGACCGTCCACAACGTGGGGAATCGATCGCTTGATGTCCTCCGCGCTAAAGTTGGCCAGGTCACGGTGCACAAAGTCCGTAACGGGCAGGGCCTTGATGTGCCCATACGGGATTCCCACTGGAGGGGCCGCCATGTGATTCGTCAGCCATCCCTTGCGGTCGTCAGCCTGGGCTTTGGAGAAGGCCAAGGTCATGGATTCGTTCATGTGCGGGTCCGCGCCGAAAGCCACGGTCAGTTGCTCGATCTTCTGGAAGTACTCTTTGGCTTCGGCCGACGTGGAGGTACCTAGACCCTTGTAGTATTTGACGTTTCCGGAGGAAACTACCCGCCCAGCTTCCTGAGCCGTCCGGAACTCCTCCTCCGTAAAGTACCACACGCGCCCCGCCTTGATGACTGGCGTCACCATGGACACAACAAACCCGAGTTCAATCAGCTTCGGCCAGTACACGTGGAACATGTTGAGCACCAGACCTTTGATATGAGATCCGTCCAGATCCGCGTCGGTCATGATCATCAGACGGCCGTACCGCAATTCTCTCACTGAATTATAGACCTTGCCATGTTGGAGCCCGAGGATCTTTTTGAGGTTGGAAAATTCCTCATTATCGGTCACCTGCTTTACCGTGGCATCCCGCACATTGCGAGGCTTTCCCCGGAGTGGAAACACGCCGAACGCGTTGCGGCCTACAACGCTCAGACCAGCAATGGCAAGGGCTTTCGCCGAGTCACCCTCGGTAATAATAAGCGTACAATCGTGAGACTTGTGGGTACCGGCCCAGTTGGCGTCGTCAAGCTTCGGAATGCCCGTGATGCGCGACTTTTTGGACCCATCTGTCTTCTTGAGCTCTTTGTCAACCTTTGCGAGGCCGAGAGCGAGAAGATCATCCAGGACTCCCGTAGCCAGGACATCCTTGACGAATTTTGGTTTCAAATCAATGGCATCCGTAATTTTTGAAGTACATTCCGCCTTGGTCTGGCTCGAGAAGGTGGGGTTGACCACGACGGCCCGGACGAACACAAAGAGCGCCGCCTTGATCTGGGTCGGTTTCACAGTCACGCGCTTGTCGGCCGCGATCGCATCGCACAGAGCCTTGGTCACCTTGTCCACATGGCTTCCACCCTTGGTCGTGGAAATTCCATTCACAAATGAAACTTGCTGAAACGCTCCACTCGGTGAGTGAGCCACCACAATCTCCCAGTTGTCAATGGCCATCTTGACTATGGCCCCCGTACCTACGTGGGCCTGAGCATACTCACTGAGGTTCTCAACCTTGAGCAATTTAGTATTGAAATAGACCTTGGCCTTTGAGCACCACATGGCCGTGTCCCATGTGCGTTTCTCCACGAGCTTTGCAAAGTCACCCGGACCACCAAAGCGCTTCCAGTCGGGTAAAAAGGTGACCGACACTGAAGGGACCAGCTTTTCGTCCGTGACGACTGGTGGGCTCACCTTGCTCATGTTTGCGGTCCAAGTCTGCTCATAGACCTTCTTACCGTCACTAATTTTGATCTTAAATAGGGAGCTGAAAACGTTGGCCAACTTGGCGCCATAACCGTTACGGCCGCCTGTGACGCGTTGCTCCTCGTCATTGTAATTGGAGCTCGTCAAAAGGTGCCCAAAGATAAGCTCGGGAATCCAGAGAGGTTTTCCATCGGCACCTTTTTCAGTGGCGTGTTTCTTAATGGGGATTCCGGAACCGGCATTATAGACCGTGACCGAGTTATCTGTGCCCAGGTGAACCTCGATACACGTCACCTTTTTGGGGTGCAGGGAGTGCTGATCGATGGCGTTGACCAGAACCTCGTCGAAGATTTTCACCAAGCCAGGTGAAACAGAAAGCTCAGAAAGCTTGAAACGCTCCCCGTCTCGAATCCAATAGGAGGCAGATTCGGGAGGGAGGGATCCGACATAAGTGTCGGGGCGCTTGAGAATATGCTCAACGTGTGTGAGCCGTTCATAGCTCATGTTAACTTGATAGGTCTTGTTGCCTTTAGGTCACTGTGTGGCACAAGACCCTAATTTTTTCGCGTCGCGAGGTACCACGTCACTGCGGCTGCGATCACAGTCCACACGATCAGGTGGTCCAGATTTTTCATCGACTGGATCTTCTCGGGTGGGAGCTCGTCAAACTCCTTCTTGTAGTCAGGGGGCTTGAACGGCAGCCAGATGAACCGGCCGAAAGGAACCAGAGTCGGCTGAAGCTTACCCTGGCATTTGTAAGCATAGTCGTACCATGCTAAGGCGATATATGGGAACCAAATCAGGAAGGACAGGACCCAGAGATTCTTGTGGGGAGCGAACCAATAACCGGCCGCAAGAATAGCTGTGAAAATGATACACTTGATGTTAAGGGCGAACGGGTATCCGGGAAAAAGACCACCAGCCATTCCTTAATTCTATTTACGATTTAAAATTAGAAATAAAATTACAAATAGGAGCAAGACAATAAGTGCAATTTTGAAATCAAATTGAGGGGGTTCTCTAGAAGGCGCCCCGGTGACTATGTTAGCCAATGCATCCTCATATGAAAATTCTGTTTTTCCTATCCGTCTGTTGACTATATTGTGAACGTCGACCGACCATTTGAAAAAATCTCCCGTTTCTGGGACGGGATTCTCTACCAGAACCTGTTCAAAGTGCAACCGACAAGACAGGCAAGGTATGATGGCTTTGTACCCTTCGACGAACCCTGCTATTATTTTATAGTCTTGGCACCCTAAACAGGCTATATGAAGCGTCATCCAAAAATGAGGACCCCACTTGGTTGGAGGAATGTTCATGTCTGATTATTACTGAGAATTTTTTGAGACGACGAACACTCCAATTCCGTTCCAAAATTCACGCTGAGCAATCGGCATGGGTGTATGCTGTCCATCGTAGGTGTACATAATCTCAAACTTTTCTATGATATTGGCGCCCACCGCCTCGAGTCCTTCAAACGTGCCCTTTCGCACCTGAGGGGCGTTCCAATCGTCGATGATAATAATAGCCTGGTCAGCAAGGGCCTTCCATATATGGGTGATTCCCTTGTATTGGTGTATCTCATCATGGTCACCATCGTACAGATACACGTCAATAGGATTTTTTACTTTAGAAATATCGAATGAAAATACATCCTCCTCAAAAATGGTCAAACGGTCACCGAACTCAAAGTACTTGACGTGATGATCAAACTCGTCCTTGGGACCTCCAAAAAGTGCCCAGTTCTCGATGACGGTTCCATTGCATTTTGGATTGCCATGCATGGAAGAACACAGAGTGGACCCCTTCCATGCACCAACTTCGAGATACTCGGTTTGACGATCTGGAAATTCTATGGAACACAATTCATTATAAAATACACGCGTCTTGAAGCCAGACATGCCCTCGAGTGCGAAAACTTCATTTGGTAGTTTGGACTTCCATGTATTGGCTGTGTTGAAACATCTGATGACGTGCTTGACGAGGTCGGTCATTGTTATAACATGACGCGATTCTCTTAAGCATCATCTTCCTCATCGATATCTGGATCCTCCTCCGCCGCCGCGTTCAGAGCCTCCTCGATGAGAGCGGAGCCCCGCGCAACCGGAACGTCCTCCTCGTCATCCACCAGCTCTGGAACGTCCTCATCCTCTTCCTCCGCCACGGGCTCGGGGACCGCCACGGGCTCGGCGCCACCCACCTTCACCCACGCCGTGGGGGCGGTCGAGAGCACTGGGCACTTCTCGGAAACGTCCGTGCTAATAAAGTGAGTTCCATCGAAGGTTAAGAAACCGTCGGACGTGAACTTCCATTCGGATGGTCTGGGCAGGGCGTACACGTAGTTTCCTGCAGTGAAGACGTTGACCAGACCATCGGGTCCCTCGGTGAAGTCGTCGCCCGTCTCGGCCAATACGATGCGCTCACCTGAAATTTTCCAAAAAAGACTAGACACCGTGTCCTGAATACGGAAAGCCATTTAGTATTTGGAAATATTAATTTTTACTGAAAAATGACGAGACATCTGAAGCAGCCTGGAAGCCACCAACCACCGCCTTTCCTTGGTTGGACAATCCTGAAAAGAATTTCATAAACAAAAATGAAAACAAAATTATTAACGTTGCGACACCTATGAACGTCCATCCGAGCCACTTGGGAACGGGACCTGCACTCGCGTCAATTGGGTTTGCCGGATCATAGTACACGTCAACAGTCCTTCCCTCGGTCATACCAGGTCCCCATGTCGACGTGAATTGGTACGGAGCCGGGGACGGCGACGGTGACCCGGTCATTCCGTATAAAGCCGTTGCGGTGCATGTATTTGCAGAACAATTTACATCAGAAAGAATACCAGTAGTTTTGGTGGTGCGTTTATCTTTGGCCAGGACCGTCATCCACCCGCATATGCAAAAACATATAGCCACCACCACGGCAACAATCACACCAACTCTGGTTCTAATTTCTCCATAAGTTTTCAAACCCGACGTCAATGCATCGGCCATTCTAATTTTAGTTTAGAATTAAAATCCTCCCCGGAGTCTGAGAACAAGGTGTAAAGTAGATTCTTTTTGAACTCCATAGTCATTTAAAGTCCTATCATCCTCTAACTGCTTTCCGGCGAAAATGAGCCGCTGCTGGTCCGGAGGGATGCCTTCCTTCTGTTCAATTTTCTGTTTTATACTAGAGATGGTATCGGAGCTTTCAACTTCGATTGTAATAGTCTTCCCAGTTAACGTTTTAATGAAAATTTGCATTTTAGTTTATAATTGAGTAACACTTTTAATTGCGACGCGCGAGTGAGTACGAACCACTTGGCTGACGCACGAGCTTGTGGGTCCGGCGCGCCTCATAGTTGGCGATCTCCTTGAGCATTTTCTTGACGCGGGCAACGTTGCGCTGCAAGACGGCGGCGTTGTAATTCTTGAGGGTTGCCACAGTGCGCATCCCCCGGTTGCGGAGGCGCATGAGGGACGCCGATGTCTTTGGCGATTTGTGGTTCCCAGACGACGGGCTTGTACGCTTCTTGTAGTGTCGGACGGCGCGACCCGCATTAGTTCGCATCCACGTGCTGAAGTTCAGTCCGGATACGGAAGGGCGACGAGGTGACATGTTTCTATTTAGCAACAGATTTTTTGGCCGCTCTGGCATTTCGGGCTGCTAGATTCTTAGCCTTTATGTACTTGGAGAGTTCAATCAAGTTTGTTGGGTTCAGACCCTTGCCGACGGTACCCTTCTTATAAAACTCTGCACGGGCCTTGGCCGTCTTGAGCGCGTTCACGTTGCGCTTTGCGTTCGTTATGGTGTATGGTGGTGGCTTCTCGGGGCTCGGGCTCTTGTAGGCAGAGACGTAATTGCGTATCAGCTGTCTATTTTCGGGCTGAATATCCTTCCAATATTTTTCAAAATTGGCGCGGACCTTTGTAGCGCGTTTTGTGCGCGGTGAAGGGCTAGGGGTCTTGGGCTTGGGTGACGCCTTCTTGATTTGAAATTTAGCCTTCAATTTAGCTACATATTCGTTATAGTTTACTGGTTTGTATTTATAACCAGCCAATTCAAGGTTGCGGAATTGGTTGTAGGCGTTATTCATGTTCTTGGCCCCAGCCACTATGGAGTTGAAGGTGGCCTTGTTAATGTAAACGGGCGCCTTGGGCGACGCCTTCTTTATTGTAAATTTTTCACTAAGTTTAGCTGCATATTCATTATAATTTTCAGGTTTCCATTTATACCCAGCGCTTTCTAGGTTAAGCACCTGTTGACTGGCATTTCTGCGGGTTTTGGCCCCAGCCACTATGGAATTAAAGGTGGCCTTGTTGATGTAAATGGGCACCTTGTGTTCGGTACGAGCCCACTTGCGCTTGAGGGCAATACGCTGGGCCGGTTTGAGGTAATTGTACAACTTGCTGTTAATTCTATTCCCAGCATTAGGATCCGTGAAGTTGATTTTAGTTTCAGGAGTCTTG